TTGTTGCAAATACTGCAATAAAACAACCCGTAAGTTGTTTTTAAATGCTTCTGCTTGGTCACGAATCACTGGGTGAGACTTTGACCCAACATAAACAATCTTGTCTAGCGCCATTTCAGCTAACTCTTCTGGAGTAAAACCACGTCCAGATGTTGAAAGCACTGAAACATTGCCGCCTATGAAGCCGTCTACTGTATCTAAATTCATCGTACCGGTATCCTTGCTTGCATAGTTCTATATGTATCTTGACGATTCTTACCTTCGCCAAGCTGTTTAAGCATCATTAACGCTTCGTTATAACGAGCCATATAATTCTGAATTACGTCAGCTTCACCCTTCATGAAAGTATATGCTTCCAATAGAGAACCGTAAAGTAAAACTGAATCAAAGTTATCGCCCAACCATGAAGTACCGCTAGGTGAATTAACAATAGAAATTGGGTAATAAAAGTAATGTAACTCCATGTTGTAATCAACATCAGGAGTCGGACCCACAATAAAGGTTGTGTCGTCAAATATAGCGTAATACTTAGGTAAACCTGTAACCGTTGGTACTGGATAGCACTCACGGATAAACTCAACGTCTTTATTTAGTAAGTAAGACTGAGCACCTGTTACTGGGTCAATCGCAGCCAAAGAAAACGTTGCTAACCAATCTGAAGGCACATTTAGAAACCTATTACCCGTCGTGGACTGTCCAGTTACGTTCTTACGAAAGTCTGGAAGCTGAACTGAGTTAAAAATACGTTGTTCGGCTTGGTAAATAAAAGTATTAATCTGTTCTGTACCGGTAAGCGTAACTGTGCCACTACCAGCTGAACTAGTCCAGTCCTGGTTTGGGAAATCGTTTTCAACGTAACCCTTGATGGTTTCGAACAGAGTAGAGTAGTTCATTCAGTTACCTTTAAGCCATTGGGCCGCGTGCTTTAGTGCCTTTAGTAGCTGCACCTGTACCACGAATCTTCATTTCACCATGTTTATTCATTGGCTCGTAGTTACCCTTGCTGTAGCCGCTAACAGACATGTTTACTTTATCCATACCATTACCTGGTTTAGTAACTGCATCTTTAGCAGTTGTAATTGTCTTGCCATCCATAGTATGTGGCTTTGCGTAAACTTTAGCAGGTCCTACTTCTTTACCACCTTTTTTCATGCTGTATGCCATGATTAGCCTCTTTTCTGAGCAGCGACTTTAGCTAAGCCACGACCCATAGTTTTCATATCAATATTGCGCTTACCGCCGCCTGAGCTCTTAGAGCCTTTGCCAGACTGGATAGCTACTGTTGGACCTGAATCACCAAGATTACGACCCTTGGTTTTACCTGTTTTAGTGATGCCGTCAGCACCTGATTTGTATGCCATGATTTACTCCTAAGAAGTTGTTATTGTAACTGTACCAAGTTGTCCCTGCGCTAGCAAGTTATTTGGTGTTAAACCGCCGTCATTACCCATTCCAACAGGATTCCAGCCCCATTGTATGTCTCTACTACCCCCACTAGGAAATCCAATTCCTTGGACACTAGTGCTATCCGTTAGCAGTTCTTGCAAGCCAGTTGTACCAGAAACCAAATAACTTAAGTCAGGGCGTGGGTCACGAACTGCCTGTGGGTCATTAACTGGATACATACCTAATTGCAATTGCGGTTGGTCAGGGTCCCAGCAAGTTTTACAGACCTTAATCTTAAAAGGCTTGGTCTTAACTGTTTGTGTACGCAATTCCTTCAGCTTGTAACGCTGGTCACAGCGGTCACATTGGGCAATTGCATATTTACCTGATGCAAATTGATTAGGCATTATCTATAGTAAAACATGTTTCTAGGTACAAAACGCACAGGCGCTTTATCTCTATCTTCAGACGACGCTAAGTCCCACTGCTCTTCATAAGCCGCTTTTAACATCATAATGCGGTCAGGAGTCACTTCTGGCTTCTTCATAGACAGGTAATAAGCTAGTCCTGCAACCGTGCAAGGAATCAAGCGAAACGGAATATCTTGTTCATAAGAGCCGCCTTCACCAGCATCCTGCATGCGACGTAGTCTGTAATACACAAACATGTATTGGTCGCCAGGAGGGTTAGGAGTCGGCCATACGTTAATGCATGGTAGGTTCTGTTTAGTAATTGCGGCTCCACTCACATGGGCTGCAGCTGTAGTACCGTTTTGTCCGCGGTAGCAGTTAGTCAGGGTATTACCAACAATATTCACATAGCTGATAGTCTCGTTATCAATCTTAATGAAACCAGTTGTGGATAGACCACTAGTCGAATTAACAGTAATAGATGTATCAGTAGCACTAATGTTGCCGTTTAGCGTAACAGTTGTAGCGTTGTCCATGCCTGATTGGCGGTTTACGTACACCTGAATAGGGCGCCCAGTCGTAAGCTTGTTAGGAATCGACATATAAGTCGGCTCAGCAATACGGCTAATATTGATATCAATTTGGTTTGATGTGCTTGCGTTGTTTTGACGAATAACCATATCCATCAAGTCAACTGTATCTACTGGGAGTGGATATAAAGCCTGTCCAGTCACCATAGGAATCTGTCCTTGCTCAACTGTCCACAAGTTGATGCCCCGGTTAGACCACTCTATCAGCAACAAGTTCATTGAGCGACGAGCTGTTCTCAGGTCGTAACCTGAACGAATCTCAATACCGCAACGCTCGTAAGCCTCTTCGGCTATGTCACGGAATTCTAAGTTAAACGCTGTAGAGCCGCTGGTTGACATTATTTAACCTTCCGATATGGTTTTACTTTTTGCTTAATACTTTTAGGCTGGGCTACAAACTGTTTTCCAGCTGCTTTTCCGGTTCGTTTTGCTTTGGTTGTTGCTGCATATTCAGCAGGTGACAACGCTTTAATTGCTTTTTCTGGCAAGTATCGTTCTCCAGTGTCACTTGAACGCTTCCCAGACTTAGTCGTCCACTTTTGAGCGGTCCAGGACTTAAGAGAGCGCTGACTTTTTGCAAGGCCACTCACTTACTTATACCCGCCGCCAGACGCTTTATAGCGCTTGGCTAATAGCTGAGCCTTACGAGCACTCCACTGACCTGCAGCGGTGCCCTGAACGGCTGAGTTTTTAATACTGTTAAACAGAGCTTTACGTTTGCCAGGCTGTGTATAGTTGCCAGCCTCGTTTACTTTAGATTTGACGTCGCCGCCTTTAGCATACATAGTCACATCATTTGGATTATCTTTCCGTTTGATGGTCTTAGCTTTAGGCATCTTAGAAGGAGCTATTGCACCCATTCCGCGGCTAGGTCTCATATTAGGCTCTTGTCTTTCCACGGACTGCGCATCCGTCTGCACGTTTAGAAGCTGAAGATACTGAACCACCAGCTCTCATGGAGCTGCCTTTACCAGTTGGCATACCGGCTCTACGAGCTCTAGCTTCCGCAACAGTTTCGCCACCAAATTCTTCGTCAATAACATCTATTGGGTTAGTAAGCCCTTTTGACTCTAAAAATTTACTAGCTTGGTCGTTTGCTTTTCTAAACGGCTCTTTAATATATTTATCAACCGGTGCTTTACCTTCTTTTTTAATTTCGCTAGGTAATGGTTTAGATTTAGAAGGCATTGGCTTTGAAGGAATATCTTCATCATCAACCTTGCCGCCACCTTCAAATTTTTTATATTTAGCCATAATTAGCAAGCTCCGCCAGATTTCATAGAAATCATTTTGCCTTTGGTATGACCTTTAGTTACGCAACCATCAGCACGGGTTACGCCGCCTTTAGCCATCTTGTGCATACGCTTCTCATGACCTTTAACAGCCTTTTCAGCTTCTGCCTTCATCATTGGTTTGTCTTTTGCGATATCTGAATGTTTCATATTAGCAAGCCTTTCCGCCTTTAGTCATTTTAACCATCTTGCCTTTGGTTTTACCCTTAGACTCGATACCACCGCCTTTAGCCATCTTTTTAGCTGGTGCGTCTTTCTTAGCAGCAGCTTCTTTTTTCTTTGCAATCATTTCCATAAACGGGTTTGGTTTTTTCATGATTCCACCTTCTTTAAATTTACGGCCTTTATCAGCCTGGTTGAACTCTTTGGCGACACTTACTGGTACGCCAGCCTTCTTAGCAAACGCAGGATTGTGGGCTGCGGCTGCCATTAAATTGTGTTGTTTTTTAGACACACTTGGCATTATTTCTGCCCCCAATAACCGGCAGCAAAACCGACAACACCTGTTACAAAACTAACTAAACCGCCAATTGCCATAAGGGTTTTCCAGCCACCCTTAGCTTCCGATAAAGTCTTGTTAATTTCAGCCAAAGACTTTTTAATCTCTTCCATGTCTTTAACAAGCTTATCCATATCATCCTGTAGATGCTTGATGTCGCTGGCGTGAGTTGCTAATTCTCTGACCACTTCTTCACTCATTTAGCACTTCCATCTTTTTAAAGAGGCCGCCTTACGAGTCGGTTTGCCATTCTCGTCTTTCATTGGACCAGGCATACCTGACATACGTGCACAAAATGACTTTTTACGTGGACCACCTTCAGGCTGTGGAGCCTTTAGATTAGAGCCAGTAGCAGCATTGTACTTAGCACGGCCTTTAGCAGTAAGACCTGCCCCTTTCGAGACAGGTAGCTTCTCACCACGACCTATAGCTAGGGATACACCCTTCTTCTTAGCCATAGTACACCGTTGCAGTTACAGAAGCGCCACATCCTACAAAAATACCGTTAGGGCAGTAAATGCCTTCTCCTGGGATTAAAACAGGTAAACCAACTGAGCTAAAAG